TAAATTTATAAATATATTTGAGGGTTCGTTTAGTGCCTATGGTCAAACTAGAAAGACAGAAGAGTTTGATGAAAGAGGTAAACACAAAACAAGATCTTTCATAATTAAAAAGAGTCCTACCAAACAAATGTTTCAAGAACATTTAGATGGTAAAGATCCTGCACTAGGTATTATTCCTATCAACGAAGAGAATAAATGTAAGTGGGCCTGTATAGATATTGATTTATATAATGGCTTTGATCACAAAGAATTAATCAAAAAAATACGTCAACATGACTTCCCCTTAATTGTGTGTAGATCTAAATCTGGAGGTGCACATGTGTTTTTATTTGCAGATAAGTTTTTACCAGCAGTATTGTTTAGAAGTAAACTAAAAGAAATGGCAGCTAAACTAGGTTATGCCAATGCAGAAATTTTTCCAAAACAAAATAAAGTAGACATGCAAAAAGGTGGTACAGGTAGTTTTTTAAATTTACCTTACCATAACGAAAAAATGACAATGAGATATGCTATTAAAGATGATGGGTCAGCCATGTCTATAATTGAATTTTTTGAGGCGCATAGTAAAGTAAAACTATCAGAAGATCAACTCTCTAAATTGTCTATAAAAGAAGAAAAAGTTCTTGACAACTTACTTAAAGGTGCGCCACCATGTTTGGTTACGATCGCAAAACAAGGTATTCCAAACGGACAAAGAAACAACGCACTATATAATTTTGGTGTATACACAAAGAAAAGATTTCCTGATTCATGGGATACAGAAATATTTAAATACAACGATGCGTATTGCAAACCACCACTAGATAAAAAAGAAGTAGATACATTAATTAAATCTATAGAGGGCAAAGAGTATAATTATAAATGTAAGGACGAACCTATTGCATCGTTTTGTAATTCTAAAAAATGTGTGATGCAAGAGTTTGGTGTAGGTGATGGTTTACCAGAGACAGAAATAAAAGAAATACAGAAGTATGATTCAGATCCACCTTTGTATTATGTAACAATAGGCGATGAACAGGTAGAAGTAGAATCACAAGACTTGCATGAACCAGATAGATTTTCATTAAAATGTTTAGAACAAATCAATCAAGCTATGCCTCCAGTTGGTAAACTAATCTGGAGAAAGGCAATAAATAAATTATTAAAAAATACAATACCTATCGAAGCACCAGAGTCTACAAAGATTGATGTGCAACTAAAAGAATTACTATCAGACTACATAAATAAAATACCAGGTAAAAACTGGAACGATGTATTACGAGGATTATCATACACAGAAGATGAAGTTAGTTATTTTAAGTTTAAAGACTTTTGGAAGTATTTAGTTAGAACAAAAATATGGGATACAAAAAAATATCCAAAACAAAAAACAGCAAGAATGTTAGAGACGTTGTTTGATGCAGAAGAGATACCAGGTAAGATAAATAACAAAAGTGTAAGATACATGTCCTTACCTACACTTAAATTAGATAAACCAAATACAAGAAAAGATAAAATGAAGGAGGCACCTTTTGCATAGAATAATTATTCCAGGTCCTCCAGGCACAGGTAAAACACATAGACTCATGCAACTATTAGATAATGAGTTGAATTTAATTAAAACAGATCCTGAGAAGATTGCGTACATAGCTTTTAGTAATGCTGCAGCAAATGTAGCGAAAGAAAGAATTAAGAATGATAAAATTTATGTGAGCACCATGCACTCTATGGGTTCACAAGAATGTAATATCAATACTAAAACACAATTATTAAAAGGAGATAAGTGGAAAAGTTTTAAAAATTTTTCTAGCCTTTGTGCTGACCTATCTTTTGAATCACGTATAAATGTAAATGGTTATGTAGAACACGTTAACCCACATATGAAAATTATAGAGTATGCAAGGAATAGAAAGATAAGTTTAGCAGATGCAGCCGTAGAATTAGAATTACATTATACTACAGACATCTGGTTAACAGAACAAATAGAAGCAGATTTAACTACATACAAAGAGCAGACGGGTATGATTGAATACTCTGATATGATTTCTAAGTTTGTCGAGGAGGACAAGTGTCCACCACTACACTGTGTTTTCCTCGATGAAGCCCAAGATCTAAGTCCTCTGCAGTGGGATATGTTTTTTTACATAGAGAGTAAGTGTGCTCGTTCGTACATTGCAGGGGATGATGATCAAACTATTTATACGTTTCAAGGGGCTTCACCAAAAATATTTATAAATTTAAAAGGTATGTTTGACCCACAGATACAATCACGTAGAGTGCCAAGATCTGTGCATAGACTAGCAACAACTATATTTCCACACATGTCTCAACGTCTCGATAAAAAATGGGAACCAAGAGATGCTGAGGGATCTGTAAGTATGAATGCAAACTTTGAAGAACTACCTATGCATCAAGGTAACTGGATGATATTGACTAGAACAAATAAAATGTTAGAAAGATTACGTGAGTATTTATACAGCATGAATTATAGATTTGAAGCGAAAGCACAAGAGTTACTTCCTAAAAAAATGTTAAATGCGTACAGAGTTTGGCAACGTTTACATCAAGGTGCTGTTGTAAGTAAAGAAGATGTAAAAGATCTATGGGACTTCTTGACGGTAAAACAAGGACATCTTGTTAGAGGTTTCGCTGGTGGTAAGACACTAGAAAGTATAACCGCGATAGATTTAGATGGACTAAAATCTGAACACGGGTTGCGAGCGACGGGGAGCTGGGAGACACTAAACTTTCCAGAGGATAGTAAACTATATATAAAAAAATTATTAGAGTCAGGTGATGATTTAATGAAACCTGCAAGAATAAAATTATCTACAATACACGGTGTCAAAGGAGAGGAGTGCGATAATGTAGTTCTCTTTACTGATATAGAGAGAATAATATACGAGTCAGCAAAAAGAGATCCTGATCCGGAGCATCGTTTATTTTTCGTAGGTATAACTAGAACCAAAGAAAATTTATTTGTATGCACGCAGCATTACGAATATCAATACAACATAGGAGCACCAATAGTATGACGGACGTAGGTATGTTTGATGAAATGGATAAAGTCAAACCACAAAACAAACAAATAGGCGGATCACATTACATGTATTTTGACATACAGCCATACGAGTTTATTTCAAAAAATAATCTTTCGTTTTTTCAGGGCTGTGTTGTGAAATACGTTTGTAGATACATGCATAAAAACGGAATAGAAGATCTCGACAAGATCATTCACTATTGCGAATTAGAGAAAAAGAAGTTAAAAGATACAAAGAAGAAAAAGAAATAATGTTTACAGTTCAAACTGAATGGGATTGTCCAGATAGTTTTCCTGATTTGTCAGGAGAAAAATATATTGCAATCGACTTAGAAACAAAAGACCCAGATTTAAAAGCAAAAGGTTCTGGTGCCATACAAGGTAGAGGCGAGATAGTGGGTATTGCCATAGCTGTAGAAGGATGGAAAGGTTATTATCCAATAGCACATGAAGGTGGTGGTAACTTAGATAGAAGAATAGTTTTAGAATGGTTTAAGAAAGTTTGTGCAACAGATTCTTACAAGATATTTCATAATGCAATGTACGATGTGTGTTGGATCAAAGCTTATGGTATACCAATAAACGGACACATTATGGATACCATGCTAATGGCGTCTTTGATTGATGAAAACAGATTATGGTACACATTAAATAGTATATCTTTTGATTATTTAAGAGAAGTAAAAGATGAAAAAGCTTTGAACGAAGCTGCAGAATCATGGGGTATAGATCCAAAAAAAGAATTATATAAACTACCCGCAATGTATGTGGGTAATTATGCAGAGCAAGATGCTAAACTTACATTAGAACTATTTAAAGCGTTATCAAGAGAGATACAAAAGAAAAATCTTGTAGAGATATTTGATTTAGAAACTCAGTTGTTTCCGTGTTTGATAGATATGAAATTTAAAGGGGTTTGTGTCGACCTCGAACGTGCTCATAAGCTGAAGCAGCAGTTAAGTAAACAGGAAGAGCAATACCTATTAGAAGTAAAAAAGCAAACAGGAATAGATGTTCAAATATGGGCAGCAAGAAGTATCGCCAAAGTTTTTGACCACCTGTCTTTACCCTACGCCAAAACCGAGAAAACCGAGTCACCTTCATTTACAAAAAATTTCCTTTCAACACATGAACATCCTTTAATTAAGAATATAGCAAAAGCTAGAGAGATAAACAAGGCACACACAACTTTCATAGACACCATATTAAAACATCAATATAGAGGCAGAATACACGCAGATATTAATCCAATAAGATCAGATCAAGGTGGGACTGTTACAGGCAGATTTAGTTATTCAAATCCAAATTTACAACAAATACCAGCAAGAAACAAAGATCTGGGTCCTATGATTCGTTCTTTGTTTTTACCAGAAAAAGATCACAAGTGGGGTTGTTTTGATTATAGTCAACAAGAACCAAGACTTGTTGTGCACTATGCAGCAGAGACACAACCTATTTGTTATGATGAATCGGTAAGAAATATTGTAGAAAAATTTAAAGATGACAAAGTAGACTTTCACCAAACCGTAGCTGATATGGCTAATATATCTAGGACACAAGCCAAAACAATTAATCTTGGTTTGTTTTATGGTATGGGTAAAACAAAATTACAGGCAGAATTAGGATTAAGTAAAAAAGAAGATGCAGAAAATTTATTTAATCAATACCATGAGAATGTACCTTTTGTTAGAGATTTAATGAACTACACGTCTAATCAAGCCCAACAATCTGGATCGATAGGAACTTTATTAGGACGTAGATGTAGATTTACAAAATGGGAACCAAATAGATTTGGTATGCATAAACCCATGGAATTTGAAGAAGCAGAAAGAACTTATGGTAGAGGTAGAATACCC